GTTCCTTTTAACGTCGGAAATAAGACGGGAGCGCATTCACAACTAAAAAAAGGATCTTGGGTTATTGGTTTCTACCTAGATCCAGAAAGACAAAAACCAATTATTATGGGGTCAATTGGTATGACCCCTGGTGCTACAAAGATTGTAGAAGAATATAAACCAGGACAATGCAATTCATTTACAACATTCAATGATCCTGAGATATTAGTAAAGATGGATTTCCAGCACCTGCTAACCCAAAGAAACAAGCATCTTCACAGACAGAACAGGAGAGTGCTAAAAGAGAACCAAAGAATACAAAGGATGGAATTCAGACAGGAGCTACTCTGTTTGATGAAAAATTAGCAGCAGAATATAACAGTGTAGTTGAAAACGCATTTAATACAGATATTGATTTGGGTTTAAACACCCAAAACATTTTTGGAAATAGTAACGGATCATTTGCAACTTTTACTAGCAATGCATTTGGAACTGATGCCCTTCAGACATCAACCGAATTATCTTGGGGATGTTTCAAAAAGCATGATCCTCCAGTTCCATCTTCACAACTCGCTCCCATATCAGATGGATCTCAGGCATCCGAAGACTGGTGTCAGGAGAAAGCGAAAAAATGTGGACCAGAAGATTTGAAGACTTCTTCTACAAGATTGTTGGGAGAATTTCTAGCAGAAGTTCAAAGAAATAACGGAAATATTGGAACCTATCTAGTAAATCAATCAACAGGTGGAATTTATGATGCCGTTTATACTGCAAGAAAATATACTAACAAATTTGTATATCTGATCAAGCATTTTGTTGCCAAGGTTAAAGGGTTTATTATTGAAAAGTTGACAGAGGGAGTCGAGCTTTTAATCAAGTCAACTTTAAGACCAGATGAAACAGGAAATGTCCTTACACCAATTACCGAATGGTTCAATAAAAACTTAAAGGATCTTGGATGCCAAATGGCAGACATTGGCGAAAGGTTGATTCAATGGATAACCGATTTGTTGATGGGGATTATCAATGATGTTTATCAGAGCGTAGCGTGTCAGATAGATGCTTTGGTAAATGGAATTTTGGCAAAGTTGACTTCATTGCTAGAAGAACTTATTGGTAAAATTTTAGGACCACTTGAAGATATTTTAGGTCCTGTTGCAAGTGCTTTAAATTTAGTAGGTGGTGCTATTGCAAAAGTCCTAGAGTTTTTGGGTATTACATGTAGCGGACCAGAAGCAAAGTGTAGTGATAAAGACTCTGAATGCACTAACGGAGAAGAGAAAGGAAATGATCGTGATTTCCTAGATGATCTACTTGACATGATTGATAATGATTTGTTCCCAGATACTAGTGCAGATTATAATCAATATAGATGTGAAGAAGCATATAATGGACCTTCTTTGAGCACAACAAATGTTAGTTTCAGAGGAGGTGTATTTGATTCATCTTATGGAACAACTGGTTCATCTAATACGAGTAATTCTTCGTATGACAAGAGAATTACATATAACATTGATGATATTGAAGTATTAGAAGGTGAAAATGCAGTATTCACTGTTACTAGGACTGGATACTTAAGTGAAGCTTCTTCAGTTATTTTCAACACGGTTGCTGGATCTACTGCTACTGCAGATGTGGATTTTGTAATGAAAGAAGAAGTTGTTGGATTTGCTCCTAACGAAGAATCTAAACAAGTTAGTATAAGAACAATCAATGACGGAGATGATACAGAAAGAGATGAGATTTTCTTTGGTAGAATTAAACTAAACAGTCCAACTGGAAATACTGATGTTGTATCCAGATTTGAAACTAATGTTGCTACTTGCACAATTAAGCAAAGAGTAAGAAATACAGTAGAAGATCATGATCCATATGAGACATTTGAATACAGTCCAGAATTGATTGAAAGCAACATCAACCAAGGAATTCAAGATGCTTTAGGGGATCAGGGAACTCAAGATGATGGTGGAATTCTTGAAACTACCGCACCATCATATAGTGTGATTGCTAATAGAACTTCTGTTGTAGCAGGAGAATTTGTTGTGTATACAGTAACAACGAGAAATGTTGCTGATGGAACTGTATTGAGTTACAGATTATCTCCAAATATCACATCGGATGATGTTATTGGTGGAGTGATATCCTCTACATTTGTAATAAACAACTCCCAAGCAAAAATTACTGTTGGTATTGTTGACGAGTATGAATCTGATGTTGATGCTGTAATGACATTTAATGTTAATACCACAAATGCTTCTGTTGATGTATTAGTTCTATCAACACAAGACATTACAGATACTGACATTGGTAAAGGAGATGTTATCGAAAATGCTTATACTGGACCAACTATACCAATTGTAGAATCTGGCGACATTATCACTGATGATAGTGGCAAGATTATCCAAATCCCAGTCACAGTTCCTGGTGGTCCATATACAGAAGCACCATTTGTCACTATTGGTGGAAATGGAATTGGAGCAGCTGCTACCGCACTACTAGATGATGATGGTTTTGTTTCTGAGATCAGAGTTATTTCTGGTGGTTATGGATATAAGAAGAATTTACCAGATGTAACTGGAAAGAGATGTATTATTGATACCTTTACTCTGCTAAGACCAGGCGCTGGTTATTCTAGTGTTCCTACTGTTTACATTAATGATGACCCAACGGTTGCAGAAGCGATAATTAATGATGATGGATTTGTTGTTGGTGCAAGGGTATTAAATAGAGAAGTAACATTTGATAAAATTCCTAAGGTGGTAATTATTGGTGGTGGTGGATATGGTGCAAAGCTAATGCCTTCTCTAGCATGTCTGCCAGAAAGTAGATTGGTTGAACTTGGTGCTACGAAGATTGGCACTGGTCGTTATGTTGATTGTCCGTAGGAGATAGATAATGCCACATAACGATTTACACAAAACTGAGAGACAGTTAAAATCTGGTGCTTCTAAGAATACAAAATCAACAAAAAATCTCCCAAAGAAGATTGCTAAACCAAAGACTGCTCCAGAAACACAGTCTTTAGCAGATTGCATCGACTTCAATACTTTAATGAAGATTGAAGGAGCTCATATCTACACAAGAACACTTCCTGGTGAGAATGGGAAGAAAACTCTTAGGATTGATGGACCAGGAGATAGTGGTATTGCACTAGACACTGAAGGAACTATTAGACTAATTACTGGCACTCATGATCCTAACAGAGGTGCTGGTAGTGGTAAACTGTTGATTAAGTCTGCTGGACAACAGCAAATTCACTCAGAACCTTCTACAATTCAATACAATGCTGGCGGTGAGAATAAAGATGCATGGAATGTTTTGGCATATGGAGATGTTGTTCATGAAGCAAGAGGTTCTGAATATACCATTAGAGCTCAAAAGATTACTTTGATTGCAGATGAAGAACTATCAATACAAGGACATGGTGGTGTAAAAATTCAAGCAGGACAGTCTGGTAAAGGAACAATTGATATGGTGTGTGGAACTCTCACACAAAGAGCTGTAAACTATGAGGAAATTATCCAAGGTCAGAGAAAGACCACTGGAGTTTCTGAGCAGTCTACAGAGCAATTTGATCCTAGGGCATCGGTAAACATTGTTTCTGCTGGATCAATCAACCACAAAATTCTCGGTGACTTAAAAGAACAAATTGGTGGTGCATATCACACAGAGGTGTTAGGAAAACCAGTTCCTGGTGGTCTTCTTGCAGCAAATGCGACTATAAACACACATCAGATCAGAACACTTGTTGGAAATTCTGAAATTCAATCCGTAGCTGGAAAAACAACAGTGTCAGCACAAACTGGAGTCGATATTAAGACTACGACTGGAAATATTGATATTAGTGCAGTGGCAGGTAATGTTGATATTAACGGTCTATTAATTTTACTTAACTGATCGATCGGAAATCCGTATCAAAAACTGGCACAAGGGGGCTTGTTTTTGGCATCCTGCCATGCTAAATTACATCTGTAGCAAATGAGAGAGGTGCCTCAATTACTCGCACCAAACTTACTTGACGCGCTTCTGCTTCATGTGCTATAATCAATCCATGCGGTCGGGACAACCCGATCCATCATCTGCGGGTAACCATTCCGCAAGTAAATTT